GGGTGGAGGAGCTGTGGACTCTGTCAATTCTCAAACAGGGGTTGTGGTTTTAGACATGGATGATATCAATGATGTCAACGCACCAACTCCAGCGGCAAATGACGTGTTAAAGTGGACAGGTGCCCCAACAAACGCATGGCAGCCTGTGGATTGGCTTGCCGTGATGTATGCTGAGTTCAAGCAGGGAGGCACGACTACTGTTACGAACGGAGGATTGACCGACTCGTCTTTGGTTTTAACCGCCACAGAAGCAAAGTTGAAGGCAGGTGTCACTGGGTTTGATATTACCGAAACCAGTCCGGGAACGATTGAAACCATCGTAGCCACAGACGCAACAGGAAGTACAGCTTTTACGGCGGTGACCTTAGAGGGTCTTACCACAGCAAATCAGGCTCGTTTTACGATTAATCAAGGCACACAATTTTACATTAGCTCTGGAACATACGTTAATCAACTACGTGCAAACACAAGCCTTACTTCTAGCAAGGTTAATATGCTTCCCGCTTCTGATGGATTGCTTGCCCTTGATGCTGACATTCCCAGCTCAACTACAGATCTTTCTGAAGGAACGAACTTGTATTACACAGACGCGAGGGTAAGTGCAAACTCGGATGTGGTAGCAAATACAGCCAAGCGTAGTTACCCGATCGCAGACGAAACCAAACTCGCAGGAATCGCTGCTGGTGCTGAGGTAAATGTAAACGCAGATTGGAACGCTACATCAGGAGACGCCTTAATCCTGAACAAACCTACCATTCCGACAAATACAAACCTGGGAAACACAGATCTTACGGCGAATGCAAACAGGACTTACGACATCGACGGAAATGCGCTGACCATACAACTGACTTCAGGTGATTTTCAGATCAAAGATGGCACGACAAATCGCATAGAAGTCAACCCATTTGAGGTTCAAATCAACAGTATTTCATACCCATCGACAGACGGCACGAGTGGTCAGGTAATGACTACGGACGGTGCAGGTAATTTGTCGTTTACTACAGTGTCAGGCGGCGGTGGAGGTGGCACACCACTGGCTTCCGCAGACCAAACGCTGACGGCTGACAGAACAATTGACACCAACGGCTATAACCTCGATATCGAATTAGATCCAACAGGTACAGCAGACACGTTTACGATTCACGACGGCACGCACGACTTGTTTCAGGTCAACACGAACACCAGCGGCACACTGTTTAGCGTCAATGACGTCTCAGGCTTGCCTACATTCCAGTCAAATGACGATGGTAGTGCGGTTATGCCTAAGATCCTTACAACAGCACCTACGGGAACAGCTACGGAAGGAACGATGCAGCTGGCGATCATTTCAGGAACATCTTACTTGTACGTTTACATTAATGGCGCTTGGCGCAAAACTACCTTAGCATAATGCATTTCGAAAACAGACACTACGTAATCTTTGACCTCTCAGAGGTAGGTACAATCGACTTCTCTGAAGTTATGGAGACATCAGCAGATACGCTGAGAAAGAACCTTGCTAACACGCAGAGCTTTGTAAAGTACGAAGGAGATATGCCAGCCTCAGTAACTGCTCTTACTACAAAGTCACAGGAGTACTCTCACGAAGAGATTCTTGCGTTGCTCGCTGGGGCTGATTGGACTGACCCTAATGCAGAGATCTAAATGGGTGGGTTTGCAAATAACGCACCTATCGTAACCGATGGGTTAGTATTCTATGTAGACGCAGGGAATGGTTTGTCGTATCCTGGTAGTGGGGGTACGTGGGGTGATTTAGTGGGAGGTAATAATGGGACACTTACAAATGGGCCTACATTTGATTCTGGGAATGGTGGGAGTATTGTGTTTGATGGGGTGGATGATAAAGTTACCATTGGGAATGTTCCTCTTTTACAAATAACAGAAGATATAACAATATTGACTGTAGTAAAATTTATTTCCCCTTACCAACAATATAGAGAAATAGTATCAAAACGGGCAGCAGATAATAATAGAGAATTTGAATTTAGGCTTGACACAGATGGAAAGTTAGCATTTTTAGATGATAATGGTAAAAAAGTGCAAAATGCTAATTTAACTATACCTCTTGATGAGATCGCTATGGCAGGAGTTACTAGAAACTTAACCACAAATAAAATTGAATTTTTTGTAAACAGCCAAAGTGATGGCCAAGTAAACTACTCAGGAACTGTAGGTACTTCTACTTCTGATGTGGGGATTGGGTGTAGGGCTGACTCTACTTTTGGTTTAAATAATTTAAACATATATCTAGTTCAAATCTACAACCGCGCTCTCTCCGCCTCTGAAGTCCTACAAAACTACAACGCCCTTAAAAACCGATTCGCATGAGCGTAAAGAGTAACATAGGGGTAGTCACAGATGGATTAGTGTTCTACGTTGACGCGGGTAACGATTTGAGTTACTTTGGTAGTGGTGGTACGTGGAGTGATTTGGTTGGGGAGAATAATGGAACCCTAACAAATGGGCCTACATTTGATTCGGGGAATGGAGGCAGTATTGTGTTTGATGGTAGTGACGACTTAGTAGAATTTGGTAATACTGGGATTGAAATTAAATGTATGAATTGTTGGTTTTATCTAAATTCTGGAGTTACCTCAGCAACTTCAAGATTTGGTCTTTTAACATTTGATACCACTGGAGTAAGCTCAGATCCTCAAGGAGGATGTACTTTTGGGTCTGCTACTGCCTACGCAACAGATGAAACTTTTACAATGCTTGATGGCACATCCGCTGGAGATTATGGTAGGACATACATCAAAGACAATATACCAGCAGGGTGGAATAATATTGTTATGAATTGGAATGGGAGCACTTACGATATATGGTTAAATGGTAGTAGTAAAACTACATACACAGGTACTGATAATAATGCTGCTGTGTCTTTAATCACATCAAATGATTTAGCACTAGGTGGTTCTTTTTGGAAATCAGGGGATACATTATTTAATGGAAAGTGGGCTTCATTTTCAATTTATACTAAAACACTTACTCCCACAGAAATCACCCAAAACTACAACGCTTTAAAAAACCGTTTCGTATGAGCTACTCATTTGGTAAAAGCATAGTGACGGATGGGTTGACGTTTTGTGTGGACGCTGCGAATGTACTCAGTTGTCCCAGCGGCGCAGACCTTACTGATATAGTCGGAGGCAATGTGCTGTCAGCAGTCAACGGCCCAACCTTCAACTCTGGTAAGGGTGGGTACTTCATCTATGATGGCGTGAACGACAAGCACGAAGAGACTACTGGGAACCTGTCTGGTACAAATGGTTCGTTTGAGGCTTGGTTCTATATGCAGCCGACAGCCTCTTTTCGTCAGTCTATCTTCTCAGCACTCACCGCTGGCTGGTCGGATAGGCGTTTTCTTATCAACCTAGAAAACGACGAGCAGTTAAGGTTCGCTGTGTGGACAAACAATAGCGCAGACACCGTGGCTGGAAACAGCCTATACTCTACCACCACACTCACCATAAATCAGTGGTATCACGTTGTTTGCACTTACGATTCATCTGCTGGCCAAAAGATATACATAGACGGTAGCCTAGACTGCTCTAGCTCTACTGTATTGACAGGGACTCTCGGTACTGCTAGCACGATAGACATAGGATGCAGGGGAATTTCTACCTCACCAGACTTTTTGATAAACGGCGGAGTGGCAACTTGCAGGGCCTACAACCGAGCTTTAACAGCAGACGAAATCGCCCAGAACTACAACGCACTTAAAAACAGATTCGTATGAGAGAGTTAAACATGATTGTGGTGCACTGTTCAGCCACGCCTCCAAGAATGGATATCGGAGCAAAAGAAATACGATCGTGGCACGTTAAAGGTAACGGATGGAAAGACATTGGCTACCACATCGTCGTGCGAAGAGATGGGACCGTTGAGTTTGGAAGACCAATAAGTCAAGTCGGTGCCCACGCGAGAGGGTATAACGCTCATTCTATCGGTGTATGTTGGGTAGGTGGCGTGAATGAAGACATGGATCCTGAGAACAATATGACAGAGATCCAAGAAGAGGAACTGTGGTGCGTTATAGACAACCTTATCAACGTATACGACATTCCTAAAGAAAATGTAGTTGGACATAGAGACTTGCCCGAGGTGACCAAGTCGTGCCCTTCGTTTGACGTAAAAGAATGGATTAATGGAAAAGATTAAAGACACAAACCTAGGCGCCTGGTTAAAAGACAAAGCCCCTAGTGTGCTCGGAGTGGTAGGAGACCTGCTGCCAGACAAAGGAGCGTTGGGAATCGTGAAGAACCTGTTAGACAAGGAACCCGGAATCGATCCCGCAGAAGCTAAAGCAAAGATTGACGCAGAGATTGCATATCAAAATAACGTAACCGAGCGATGGAAGGCAGACATGGCTAGCGACGTAAAGCTCGCCAAGCTGATTCGACCGTTTACCCTGATTGCGCTTATGATTGTCTTTTGCTTGACCATGATCTTTGATAGTTTAGACAATTGGCCCTTCAGCGTGAAGGACTCATATATAGATTTGTTACAAGTATTAATGTTAACCTCGTTCGGAGCTTATTTTGCTGGGAGGACGATAGAAAAAACCAATAAGAAATGATGGAAACTCTAAGTCATTTTGAATTTTTAGCCGTAGCGGGTGCTCTGATAAGTGGATGGATAAAGTTCCAAGCAGACTACAACAGGTTGTCTGGCAGAGTCAAAGCTCTGGAGATGGACAACAACGATTTTAAAAACGACGTAAAGCAAATGATGAAAGACATCCAGGAGATCAAGTTACTCTTGGCTAAGAATCAAATGCAATAATACCGTGGTTGGTTGAAAAAGAAAGGGGAGGGCAATCCTAAAAAACCCTCCCCTTTCGCTATCCGAAATGGTACAGCTGGGATATCCAGCACTCACTTATGTGCTTCATCGCACGGGGCAAGCGCCAGTATCGCAGTCCATCAACTCCACCTCATCCATCTCCAACTGTTCAAGGCTGGTGATTGGCGTCACTGCCTCGGACATTTTCAGATAGGTCGCTTCATCAATTTGTTCCAAAGGAGCCTGCTTAAATCCGTGGTCGCTATGCAGCAGGAACGAAACTGACTTCACGTTTTTATAGTTGAGACTCAACCATTCCTTGATAGCCTCAAGCTCCTCCAAACGATAGTAGATAGTCACCGAGACGGCGTTGTCAGACCACTCGGCCTGCAAGCGCTTAATAACCTCTAACTGATCGATGGCTGTCATATCTTCTGCAAACATAGTGTGCGAAGGGAACTTGCAAGGGAAACTTACAACAACAGTGGACTTGTCCTCTGTGCCGTCAAAGTTTAGCACGTACTCCACATGATACCCCTGCTTCCGGGAGGCAGCTGCCAGGTCGCTATCAGCTGACATTCGTATTCGTCGAATATAGTATTCCGAGTATCCTGGGTGCGCTCCTGGTGTAACGCCAGCAAGTAGACTAAGCGTTCCAGATGGCTTGACCGTTGTAAGTTTAATGGATGTTGGGTATCCTGCCAGTTCAGAGTATTTTTTGTCATACGATCGTAAGTATTCATAACAACCGTCCAACCAACTGCGCTGCTCGTCAGTGGCCTGCAGGTATCCGGTAATCCCGATGCCCATTCGCATGTTTTTATGGACGATGTCCTCGGTTTCTTTAATGGCACATTTGATTCCTAGGCTGTGCTTGTTGATTCTGTAGAGGTATCGCGCAACCTTTTTCAACTCCTCATAGTGCTCGATATTTGGCAAGTATATTTCAGCCAAACAACAAGTCTCATAGTTGGCAAGTGATTGCTCGGCACACGGGTTGAACCCTTGTACGTCAGGATCAGGATATTGTACCTCAAAGGTTCGACCCATCTTTCGAGAAGCCTCCAGGTTAATCAAACCGTACGGCTCACCGTTTCCATTGTAACCCTCCCAGAACTCGTCAGGCAGTTGAGAGATGTCAGAACATACTACGGAGTTGTTAGACATCGCTCGCCAGTTAGGAACGCCACCTAAGTCCCATCGCTTCGCTCGAAGGTACTCGATGTCGTCAGGATCACCAAGGGCAATCTGAGCGCTTCTGCGTACGTTTCCTGCCACTACAATCTTCCCGATGATGTTCATGATGTCCAAGGCGTCTACAGGTCGAATACGGCGCCCTGAGCGCGAATTTAGGATCTTATTGATCTCAATCATACCCCACACCAAATCCTCAGGACCAGAAGCCGTGCCGCCAAACCCTTTAATTGGTGAACCCTTTGACCGAATCAGGTGAGTAGCAAACGTAAAGTCCTGACCGGTAAAGAACGAAGCCTCTAACACACGGCGCAACAGCTCCACCCAGCCTTCACGACTGTCGGGAACAATGAAGTCTGCATCGTTTGCGTTTAGTCGCTCGATTTTTACGCGAGACTTCACTTTGGGTAATTGATAGACGTTTTCTCGCTGGATATTGTAACCAACGCCAGACCCAAGCATGAGCATTTCGAAGGCCCATGTAAAAGGGCGAACAGGATCGTCCACTACCACAAAGGCACAGTTCTGCAACGAAGGCAACCCCAGGTTGTCTACCGTCTTTGTCCCAAGCTGCCAAAGGAACCTTCCAGCCACAGTGCCCTTAAGCTCCATCATGATTCGTTTTAACTCGCCCTCCTCGAACTCAGTAAAGCCGACATTCAGCTGATCGCGACAAGCACTAACCACTCGGTTAACAGTGTCTTCCCATTCCTCTGTCTGACCGTTCTCTAATGGTCGGGCGTATGTCCGTTTAAATACAGGGTAACCAACCTCACCCCAAGGCGTTTCATTTGTTTGCATATTGTTCTGCTACTCGTTTGTATTGTTGTTGCATAAATTCGGAAGCCGTAGGTGTGACCCTGACGATTTCCCGTTCGTGAGTTTTTTTGACGATCACGTGTCGTCGTTCGCGCTTCCTCCTTGCAGGATGGATTTTACTTTTACGTTCCGCGTCCTTCATTTTTTTGTCGAGCCGAAGCAGGTAACGAAAGGTCACGACGTTCATCCCCATAATCAGGAGTGCTAAAATAATGATGATTGTTTCCATTAAAATAAATGTGTTATTCGAGCTACTTGCCCGTGTTTAGGGTGATGAATAAAACCCTCCACCGCCTTTGGAGCGTGCTGGTACCCATTTCTGTGGTGCCAACTATCCGTTCCCGACGGAGACCTGAGGGATTCGACTGTAACGCCAGGGAAGTCCTTGCTGGTTTTGTGGTGAACATGATGGGTATAGATGTACCTGTGGTCGGTTTTTGACCAATATACTGGAGCCTCCGTTGCCATCAATATAGGAAGATCCGTGATTTTAGCCCCGTCACCATGAGTAGTGCCGATGAGGTTGTTCCCATATTTGTAGTACTTGCGGTGCTGAAGATTGGTGTCAAACGTCATGTTTGGCTCCTCAGAGAACCATGTAGCAATTATGTCACACAAGAAAAACCCGTTTGTGTAGTCATGATTGGACGGGTTGAACATAAAATGAACGGGAGCGACGCCAAGCAAGGTTTCAACAATCTCTATATACAACTGCTTTGCAAGCAAGAAGTTGCTGAACCACATTCCGTCAGTATCCTGAGGCGTGCCAGAGGTAGTTGTCCTTCGAGGTGAATCTATATGAAGCACATCGTTCCCAGCAACAAAAACGATCTGATCAATACCAAACGATTTGCACTTGCTCAAGATTCCATGAACACCTTCTTTTACCCTGAGCACAGCCATATTGCTGTCGTAGGATTCTCCCGTTTCAAAAGCCATTGAAAGTTTGCCAATGTGAATGTCGGCTGGGTCAATGACCAGACAATGAGGGTTGCTGACTGACTCGTAGTTTACGCCAGGATATTTTGGTGCATAATCTTTCATTGAGTCCAGAATCCCTTGCTTCACATCAGACCAATCTAACTCATCATTGTTTTTAACATGCAAGGAAAAATGATCCCCTTTGTACCAATAAGAGCTAACCTTGTCTGCTGGAACACCGCTTGCGTTGGCAAAGTCATACATACTTTCGTGGCTGTTGCTGTTTCTAACAATGTTGGAAACTTGCCTGCGAACACTGTCCTCTGAGACGCCAAAGTCGACGTCCTTCATTAGCTCTCTAGCTATGTCGGCATTGCTAAGGCCCTTGGATCTGAGCTCAAGAATCTTTTTTAGGTGCTCCGAGTATTTAGTCATTTTTTATCAGTTCAAAATTATCAAGCATGTCAACTGGGTCGCTAGAAGCTTCATACATGGCTAGTATCTCTGACAGGTTTACCAGTTGCGAGCTCGTTGGTGTCTTATGGATCCTGTGACCAGCGTTATAGTTGGATTGGCTGTCCTCCATACCGCAGACAACAGCAGCCTTGTAAAGCAGAGCCTCCTCAAGGTAAGCGTCAGTAACCCTGTCCAAATAAATGTTGCCAGCACAGTCGTAATGCTCGTCGGCAATCTGTCGCATCATGTCTATTTTGTCCTTTTCATATCCAGACAATGAGAAAGTGAGATCGGTAGATTGCGTAAAGCTTTTTTCTGCGTGAAATGCCTGTGGAATTCGGTGATACATAAGGTCGTTACCTATGCGCTTGTAAGGAAGGTACAGGAGGTTCCTGAGAAACCATGAAATCAACTTCCTGTCGGCGCAAGTCTTCAGATCTGAGCATTCAAGCTCGCCCATTATATCGTTGATTAACCACTTGATCTCCTTGCTGTTCAAGAAGGTTGTTTTATTAAAACGTTCTAAGATGTTCATACTATGAGTTTAAATGAGGATTTGTAGTGTTTTTCGTTTACCAGTTTAAAAAGAAACCTATGCTGTCTTTTACCTGCCGACTCCTGAACCACACCATGAGACTTGCATTTTCCTTTTAATGTTCGCATTGTGCCAAGCTTGTTTCCGTTCATACCGCAGAAGTAGTTGAACGAAGTGAACAAATCGGACTGATGTATCCATATTGATTCTGGACCCTCGTCTTCCAACTTGATAATCTCCAAGCCTGAGCTACCGATAAAGGACAAGAACGTGTCGCCGTCATACCTCAAGTCATCTAGCGCCTGAGCCAGAGACTCTGGCCTGACCATTCTGCCAAAATTGTTTTGCATATCAATTAGGCACTCGGTCATGTCCATGATCATCTCTCGCTGTTCGTTAGGGGCTGATAGTTTCTTTCCGATAAACGGGTCTCTGTTTTTCTCCTCTACTGGGTTATTAAACTGTATTATGTCTATACGTCGGCTTATTCCAGAATCTCCAAGAGCGTGTGTAAATCCTATTTCGTTAGAAGCAACGATCAAGGATGCCCTAGGAACAAAATACTCGACCTCTTTATACAAGCGCCTTCCGCTGATCTCCTCCTTGGATACAATCTGCTTCAGAACGTCCTTGTTGCCGAGGTTGCCAGATGCGTCGCCACAAATACACAAGATGTGATTCGCTAGATCGATTCTGTATCGGCTCTCATCTTTGGTCAGGTTTCGTAGGTCGTCTACGCGACAGGCGTTTTGTTTTCCAATCGCAGCTACGACCGCATCAATGAGCGTTGATTTGCCACTGGCTCCAACACCCATCAACAACAGCATCCTTTGAGCATGCATAGGGTCTCCTGCAATTGCATTGATAAAAGACGCCAGCACGTATCGCCTCATCTCCTCGTTTGGGATTATTTCAGTTATGAACTTTTTCCAAACAACAGAAGCCTCTCTTTTGCCGTAATAATTAAATGGCAAGCAATACGTGAAAACTGACCTGTGATCATGTCCTTTTACAAACTCCATGGAACTTTGCGATATCATTAACCTGCCGTCCATAAAGTTCAAGCCTCGTGGATTCATCTCTAAATCGACACCGTACCTGTCTATGCAAGCGCTAAGAGATTTCTCAGTAGCCCTCAGCACGTCAGGGTCGATGGCAAACGATATGGGAAGAGAAAGGCGACTCAAAGCCGCCTCCATGATGTCATACATCTTTCCTGCTTCGTAATACCTGCCGTTAAATAAATGAACCACTTGTCCTAACATCAAAACAGGAGTGCTCGCCTCATTAGCCGCCCAATTAATTACGGCAGCTAACGAGGAAGGCATTGCCTTCTGGGGAATCTTTTTCTCATCCCCAACGAGATGCACTCTTGTTTTTTCGGACATCGATTTAATGTTCTCGATGACCTTATCCATTATGTCTTTTTAACTACGTGCTCTAAAGCCTCAAGTCTTTCAAGAATCATCGACAACGTTAGAGCCAGCGTGTCTTCGTCAACAGGTTCTTTGTCAACTAAGAACGAGATCACTTCAGATTGCAACTTGAAAGAACCGTCCTCTTTGAACTGTACGGTTGTCTCCGAAACCTCTGTCTGAAAATCTTCGATGGAGTCTTTAACAAGTTCCATCAGTATTTCAGCAGAATCGTTCTTGAGATCCAAACAGGCCTCAGCCCTCTTGGTAATTATATCAAGAACCTCTCCTAGCAAAAGGTAGCCGTAAGCCCTAGCATTTATGTTAATTTCTGGCTTCGACATTAGAATGGCAGATCGTTTTGCTGATCAACCTTCGGCTCCTCAACGGAAGCGCCTTGTTTGCTTGAGTTGGCCTTACCCTCCATGGTTTGCCATGCTTTTGCATTGCCAAGGATCGGCGTCTTCGGGTATTCTCCACCAGATTCTTTAACGCTGTCTCGAACACTCTTGGGTAAGCTCTGACTAACGAAATAGTCATTACCATATTCGTTATCTGGAGTGTTTACAAGCTTGAGGTCTAGATAGCGAGCGCCATTCTTTCCTTCAACGATGTATTGTTGGTCGATTTTGTTAAGGTCGATTGAAATAGAGATGCTTTTAGGTATTGTCATTTTCTGTTAAGTTTTTGATGAATTTTGCAATTTGCTTTTGGGAGGGGTTAGGGATGTTCGTGAAATGCTGTTGATTCATTCTTAGATTAGTGATCAACTCCTCCAGTTCTTCAGCGGTGAACTTGCCTTCCACGATTTTGTCTTCGATTACTCTTTCTTCATCTTGATCTATTGTTGATGTTCTTAATAAATACAGAAGCCATGTCTGTGTGCTCCAGTTGATGTTTGGCACCCCTGGAAGGGGAGTGCTTAACAGTTCGTCTACCCAGTCAAATTCGTCACTCATTGATCTCGTCTTCTCCGTAGACTCCTTCGAGCGTGTAAAAATCACTGAGTTTAAGGATACAGCGCGACAGGGCGCGTTTCTCAGCCATGGCAACAGGATAGGCTTGAGCTCCTCCTTTTGTATTCTTGGGAGAAGATTCGCCATAGGTCTCTATTGCTCGGCCTTCCGTTCCGTCGCTATTCATGATCACTCCTGTCGCCTTTATCACGTATTTAGATTCTGCGATGTCGCTGAATTCTTTAACGGTTTGGTAGTAAACGTATGCGTTCAGTCCCGTTTGAATCTTTTCGATTCCTCGTCTTGAGATGATAACGAAGCCCTGCGGAGACTTCCAGAAGTCCGAGGCTTGAAGTTCGTATTTCTGCGCTAAAGACTTAAATCTTTTCTTTTCGTCGTCTGTCATTTTTTAATCTAGTTTGTAAAGATACTACTTTCGGTTTAATTTTTCATAGTCTTGCCATATTTTTTTCCAATCTGGCTCAGGAGGCAAAGGAAAACTTTTGTTAAACCTTCTTATAGACATTGCAGAAAGGTAAAGCGTGATCGATGTTGGACACGGGAACTCTTCTGTCCATCTAGGAGGGTTAGGCCAGTGGCTTGGTCTCGCCATCTAAAAACCTTTTGATTAACTCTGTGTTCATTCGCATCTCTGCATTCAGATCCTTTCTTAGATTGTTTATAGTCCTGTGTTGCCAATCATTCTCCATGATCAACATGATACCTAGTCCAGCAATCTGTTTAAGGTTTTCGTGCTTTTGTTTGCCGATCTTCTCAGGAGGATTGTCACGAACAAAATCCGCCATAAGCATAAGCCTCGCTTGAAGATTGTTCCTGGCAGCCATGAATTTGAGCTCATTTGTTTCGTCTTCAGTCATTTTTGGGTTTTATATTGAACACTCGCATTCTTTCTTCGTGTAGGCTTTGCGCCCAGTCGTTAAAGTCTTTCGAAGGGTTCACATGAACAGTCGACATAATCCTTGGGGCAGTTGGTGCAATTGGAGAAGAGCCAGGTTGCCACTCTTTCGGCTTCCTCATTTTCTGAATGTTTTTCCAAATTCTGTAAAGCATGATTCGTTAGTTTTTCTACTTCTTGATTGATTAATAGGTTGATGTAATGTTTTGCCTTTTTTAAGTCCTCAAGACCTCCCTTGGACTGCCATCGACTTACATACTTGATGACGTTTCCTTCCAGGAATCCTATGTTGTTCTTTGAGATGTACTCCAAAGGCTGTATTTTCATCTTCTTGTAGTGGTCGCCACCGACCTGGTTTTCATCTGCCATATTTTTTGAGTTTATAGTTCATGTATCTCACCGTCTGGGTCGACGAGGTAAAGCGGTGTTGTGGACTTTATGCCGTAATCACATACCTCATCCACGCTCACCAAGATCGAGTCGTCTTCTTGCAGTTCCATGAAGAACTCTCGCTCAACAACAACGTGTTCCAGCTCTCCGTTGATTAGGTGACACTTTACACCGTCATCGTCGACCATCTCGTTGATGTCATCGTTTGTGTGACTCTCCAAGATGAGGTTCTCAACAATGAGCAAAGCAGCGACTTGTTCGTCTGTCATAGTTGTGGGTTTTTGCTTAAGAATTCTTCAAAAATACGCCGTGCAGTCACCTTCGCGTAAGTTGCCTGCTGAGTCATCGTTCCAGCTCGTTGCGGGGTTGGTAGATTTTCAATCTTGAAGTTATCGGTCACATATCCTGATGCGCCGTCTTCAATGCACCAAGCAATGTTGCTGATGTGTCGTTCTTTTTCGTCAAATGTCATTAGTATGGGGTTTTGTCTATGATTTCTAAATCGTATTTTTTGCTGTAATATTTTGCGGTTTGCCACGCCCAATCAAAGTCTGGCTCCCACTCATCGAGGATGATTTCTTCAGTGTTTATGTTAACCACATACACGTTGTAACCATCAATTTCTCCGTAAGCTTTTTCGGAGATTTCTATCTCAATATAGCAGTCTTCGTCAATAAACCGCTCTCTTGGGTGGTTGGTCTTGGCTGGCATGGTTTAAAATTCTTCAGTGTTAATCTCCACGTCTTGCACAGGCAACACGGGCAAGCACAGTATTCTTGACAGCTCGTAAACTCGAACTATCACGCTTTCATGTTTAGGTGTCTTCATAATGCTGTAATTTGATCGGCGAAGTCTTGGATTCGCTCGTTGATTTGAATAGCCAGCCACTCGTCTTTTTGCAAGGTAGCTAAGATCAAGTTGCATTCGGCATCATTTAGTTCAGGGCATACCGACTTGACATCGTGTCGGGTAATCTTAAATTCATAGTTAATCATGGCGTTGTTGTTTCTTGGGTTGCAATATAGGTTGTAATTTTTCGTAATCCAAATCCACCGTAGTATTTTTCGTACATAGCCTTGAGGTAATCAACGCTTTGTTCGTCTTTCTGTGTTTTCGCCACATCAATCTCGTGGAGCAGTTGTCGTTCTGTAAGTCTCATGTCTTAGGGGTTAGAGTTTTCCGAATGTTTGTTTTGCGCCTTCGATAAGTTCTTGCATTTGTGTATGCAAATATCCATAGATGTCATCATCTAAATCTTGGTCAGTATCCTCGATTAGGAAATGAGGGCGCAAGTGATAATCCATCAGTAGGTTTACCGCTTCGTCGATAGCTTCGAATTGATTCATTGTCTTGGGGTTTTTGGGTTATTGATTTGTTTGCTGTTTGGCGTGAATTTTCAAAAGAACCTTATCCATTAATTCGTCGAGAGTCTCGCCAATGTCGTTCGGCGAGTAACCTTGAGCGCACCTCTTGCACATTCCAATCAGTGCGTGTACGGTTGCCCCATCACCCGTGAAGTAGTGAACCGTATCGAAGAAGTCTCCATAGAATCTTGATAGCGTGTACTCGTCGTAATCGTAGTTATCGTCATCGTCGTACACTTCTTCGGTCTCAAAGATGTTGCACGCGCCGTTGTTATATACGTCGTAGTAGATTCGATTAATAGCTCGGAGAGCTTCTCCTTCAGGGGTTTCTGCTTCGCCAAAGTCTGGGACAAGTTCTGCCCAATATTTAGCGTGAAGTTTTTGGTACTTACCTTCTTCGTTCCAGTATTTCATTGTTCTTGGTGTTATTAGTTAGGGTCATTAAGGTTCATTGCATTATCCCAATCACGCACGATTTCGATAGGTACGTCATAGTAATCGCCCGTTACGGGGTCTCTCCATGTTTCGCTTTCACCTGCATAGGTTTCCTCGATGTATACGAGGCGGTCAATAATTTTTTGATTCATGATTCTTGGGTTTTGGGTTTCTTGCTAAGATCAATGTGCATTACAGATAGATACTCACCGCCTCTCATTACGGTAATTGTCAAGTAATCTTGAGTGGTGTCGTTTCTCTTAAATGCTTCGATGGTAACTCCTTCGTAATCTAATTTCATTGTTTTGTGTTTTGTGGTTTGTGAACGATGAACCATCCGTCGTCTTCGTCATCTTCGCTCCATTCAGTCCAGTAGAGAACATCTTGGTCGTATGCGAACTCGATGATGTCTTCATCTGACCAGTCATGAGAACCCCACTCTTCATCGTAAGTCTTGTGTAGCTCTCGTGCCGTGTCTTTTTCATACTTGGTGTAGAAAGCTCCGTCGAACCAGCACCAGCCTTCGTTCATACCTTCTTGCGTGATGTCACACTGTCTTGCGTATTTCATATCTTGGGGTTTTTGCAATGTTACTGATTAATTTTCTTCTGTGCAAATTTTAGTTGTTAAAACTTTGCGTCCTTCCGTCCAAAGGCAATCGAACTCTTGGTTATCATAATCGCCGTCACCCATGCCGTCCGTCCACCAAGGCTTAACTCTTGGGTTGTATCGTAGCTCCCAATCAATCGGACTGCTTGGAATGTTCCTTGCAGAGATGTGTAAGGTCTCGCATTCAATCCACGCACACACGGTCTTGTTTGCTCCGTCGTTTATTTTTTGAGCGGTGCTTTTGTGATTGCGAAGCTTGCATCCGTGCATGACTATCGAGAACTTCTCAGGTTCGATATACTCGGTGTATTCTGTTTTTACGTTCTTGACTTGCCACTTCATGAAGTGTTCGCCAGCTCCTAAGTGAAATCTTACTTTAAACATTGTCTTGGGGTTTTGATTCTTGGGTTTACACTCTTGGGTCGGTTGCCATCAGGTAGTCCATTCGTCGATCGTCGTCGGTTTTGAACTCAAGGTCGTTCCAGTCTTCGAAGATTCCATCGAAGCAAACACCCTCACCGAACTTGCCTTGCATCTCAAGCCTCTTGAGTTCTTGCGATACTATCTGCTTGATGTGGATGATTGTTTCGTATGCGTCTTCCCAGTTGTTGTCGACTTCAAAGTCGAGCTCGAATTTAATTGCTCCAGTCATGATTTTTTTTTAGAATTTTGATGCGTAGTTTAGTAAAGCTTTTTTGGTCTTGAAACAAACCCCCCAGTTATTTTCGTCGGTTGTTTCATAGATGTCGGAACAGTCATAAGCCGTCCAAACTCCTCCGTTGTTTCTTATGATGAACGTTCCCTTGCAGTCAGTTACTTTGTAAGCTCCGCTCTTGATTTTGTTTACCTTTCTATTCATGGTTTTTAGGTTGTCCATCGGTTTCGAATCGTCACCCAAACGATTGCTTGGAATTCGTAGCCTTTGAGATTGAATTCTTTTGCGACTTTCTTGGTTTCGTCGGCTATGATTTTGTACTGTAAAGCCGTCACCGTTTCGGCGACTTGCTTTCTTGAATGACTACGGGTCTGACAAGCTCTCAGATGCCATACGTCCACCGTAACAAAGTTTTCATCAAGTTCACCGACGTTCTTTGCGAATGCATACGTCTTCGGCGATTGCTTGAGTATCTGCTGGTTGCCTCTTGCGATTTCGAACGCTTTGAGCTTGTTTGCGTTGTAGGTGCATACTTTGACCGAATCGGCTGGCAAACCGTCGGCTACGGCTTCGAGGACGGTTCTTGCATCGAATAGGTTGCGACTCCATTTGTTGTTCGGGCTTAGCGCGCTCACCGTTCCAGCGACTTGCAACATTGGCGCGAGTTCGCTCATGCTCTCGCATTCTTGGTTTGCACGTTCGTACCAATTCAATCCATCTTCGAACTCTTTGAGCGAAGCTTGATTGAACCAATATCTCAGGTTTGACCTGACGGCTGACCGAACTTTCGATTCCGTTGATAGATTCTTGAATTTCATGGTCTCTTGTTTCTTCGTTTAATAGTCGTTGCCTTGTAAGTATTCGTTTGCTTGGAATTCAATTTCCTCGTCGCTGATGCCTACGTGATAAGCTTCGGTCAATTCGTCGTTCCAACATTCGAGGTAAAGGTTGTTCCCAATGACTGACGGGCTGAAACCTTTGAGTTGAAACATCTTGCAAGCAAATTTGATTTGAGCGTCTCGGTCTAAATTTTTCATGATTTCTTCTGGATTATTAGTCTTGGGAGGAAATGGTTCTCACTTGTACCATCTGGAGCATTGGCAAGGATTCCGAAAATGTCATGAATGAGGTCAACGCTTCGGATGGTTTGATTTTGTTCGGTGCGTTCTTGAATATCGTTTGCCCATACATTAAGAGCTTGGAGTTGTTCGTACGTCATAGGTTCTTGAATATTGCGATGATTAATTCTTGAGTCAAATAAGCGAATACACCAACTAGGTATATTGCTCCCGTTGTTATTAGGTCTTGCATTAGAGATTGATTGATTCTTTTGTCGATAAATCGTAGATGGCAATTTCGTCATTGATTCTTGCGATATTCAACGCGGCTTCTTTGTCGTCGTAGATTCTTACAACGTCAAAGTATATTTTTCCATCGTGAATCCAAGTTCCAACGCACTCCGTTTGATAAACAAGATTCCTTGAGTCAATGGAATACTCTTTGCATTCGTCGCGCTTGAGTTCCCAAGTGTTAAGGAATTCGTCGATGCTACAGCTGACGGGCAAAAGCGTTTCGCTGAATCCACCGACTACGTACCCGTGACGTTGGTTTATCCTTTGTCCGTTTTTTGCTAGGGTGGAACCCCCTGTTGTAAAGGTTAGGCGTATTGCCTCGAATGGTGCGTAATTCATAGTTGCATTGTGTTGATTAGTTGTTCAAGTTGTTCGTCGGTCAATGTTAGTAGCAAGTCGTCGTTCATGGCGTATTGTGTTTAGTGTTTAGTGTTTATTTGTTTCGTTGTTGTCGTCGTCGTTCGCGTTGTTCGATTCGGCGCGCTTCACGCATGGCGTCGCGTTCCTCTCTAAACATGGCGCGTGTTAAATCGTCCGCGTTCATGTTGTGGTGCCTGTAGTCGGTGATTCGTCTATACTTCGAATTCCGCGATTTTGAATTAGATAGTTTCATTTTGTCGTAATTTTGGAGCGGCTCAGGGAGTCGAACCCTGCTTCAGTGAACCCCGTTCCCGTTCCCCCTGCAGTAGGTACTTAGGTAGTCAGCCGCTGTTAGATGTTGTAAAGGTAGGTTTAAATTTTCAAATTCCAAAAAATTTCGTTTCTACTTATTAACAAGTTATCAACATCACTTGTTTTCGTTTCGCATTTGGATTTTGGTTGTCACGTAGCTGAAAAGCAAAATACCTAGGGCGCATGTTGTAGGGAAAAGCATTTTAAAACTGTTTTAATGGTTGTTGTTGTTTGATGGTGTAAAGATACGCACGTTTTTTCATTCACCAAAAAAAAAGTAAATTATTCGCCCAATAGCCGAAAATCATCGACGAATAAACAAAAACAGGTGATGAATATCCAAAAACTATCGACGAACGAAATTAGCAAAACCCTCTGAAACACCAGTGTTAGGATTGTAACTAACTGTAAATCAATAGTTTAAGAATTAAATGTTAAAATTGTAACTGACTGTAAATCAACAGGTTACGAATAGAAGTATAATATATTGCCCTAACTAACTGACTATCAACGAGTTAGCAAAACCACCCTATTTATATATAGGAACCGCGCATGCGCACGTGATGCGGGCGCGCGCGTTACGATAACCAAAACAGAATTAAATTCCAAATTATTATACAAATTTTCGACGAATAGCACCAAACACCCTATGAATAGCCCAATACTTTCGATAAAAATTTTTTCATTTTCTCTCTCCCCTATTTAATCGAGCTTTATCGCCAATTTAACGGGAAAAAATGGCGATTCATCGGAGAATCAATTTAAAACCAAAAAAGGTATCCCAGTACCAAAAAAGGGGTAAAGTCGCTAAATAGGGCTTAAAATGCGTCGTGTCGTGACAAGCAAAAAAGCAAGAAAAAACTGTTAAAGTTATTAACAAGTTATTAACAATTTAGTTAGTGTATATAGTACACAATAGCCAAAGTGACAAGTTGACAAATGCAAGTTTTTTTCAGTATTTAACAAATAAAAGTTATCAACAAAGGGTAGGGGGGTTATCCACAGTCACCCTCGCGTCGTGGGAC